TACGCGCAGCGCCTGAGCAACATCGAACAAAACAAAGGAATGAAGGCCGCTAACGGCTGGCTGATCAATACCTTTGAGCGCCACGTTTTGCCGCGCATCGATGCGGTAAACGAACAGTATCAGATAGGCCAAGTGCCGCCGGCGCTGATCGCCTTTCGCGATGATTTCTTCCGCATCCCGTACAGCGGGAAAAAAGACCTCAAGCGCCTGGCGCACAGGCTGGCCGACTGCATGACAGGCGAGTTTGTCCGCCTCTGCGATTACTGGGCCGCCGCCGCTGACGATCTGGCCTTTGCGGTGATCTATGCCTATGGCCGCATCGGCTACTTAACCCAGCATCTGAATATGTTTGCTCCGGGATGGCAGCAATATTGCAGCGGACAGTTGAGTGCGGAAGATGCAACGCGTGCCGTCGCGCGCCTCGAATCACCGGCATGGTGGTTGCGCCGTTTGCGCCGCCTCCATGACCAGTGGCGCGAGCACCTCATGATCGCCGCCGGCTATGTCAGCGATAAGGCAACACCCTACTGCAGCGATCCATGCCTGAAAGAATGGCACGCCCAGAAGAAAGCCAACCGCGAGTTTTTGAAGTCGCGGGAACTCGAAGACGTGGACACCGGCGAACGGGTTTCTTTGGTCGATAAGGTGGACGGGAGCGTCGCCAATCCGGCAGTACGCCGCGCTGAGCTAATGAACCGCATGCGCGGTTTTGAAGATTTGGCGAAAGCCCGCGATCTGGCTGGCGAGTTTTACACCCTGACGGCGCCGTCAAAGTACCACGCAATGCAAAGCAAGACTGGGCGCCGCAATAACAAATACCGCGGCGCCAGCCCGCGCGAAACCCAGCGCTACCTGTGCAAGGTCTGGTCAAAGGTACGGGCATCGTGGAAGCGCGCCGGCATTCGCGTGTTCGGCTTCCGCGTCACCGAGCCGCACCACGACGAAACCCCACACTGGCATTTGCTGCTGTTCCTCAAGCCGGAACACATCGAGCAGGCGCGCGATATCTTTCGGCGCTATGCTCTGCAGGTTGATGGCAATGAGCCAGGCGCCGCCGAATACCGTTTCAGCGTTACGCCGATGGATGAGCAATTCGGTTCCGCCACGGGCTACATCGCGAAATACATCTCGAAAAATATCGACGGGTACGCCCTGGACGACGAGCTGGATCACGACACCGGCGAACCGCTGAAGGATATCGCCAAGCGTGTAAACGCCTGGGCGTCGCGCTGGCGTATACGTCAGTTTCAGCAGATTGGCGGCGCCCCAGTAACTGTATACCGCGAGCTGCGCCGGTTGCGTGATCGTGACCTGTTCCTGCACCCGGAGATCTCGCCCGCGCACATCGCGGCAGATGCCGGCGACTGGGCCGGATATACCGACGCCCAGGGCGGCCCGTTAGTCGAGCGTCGTCACATCCGCGTGCGCATCGGCTACGACATCACCGAGAACGGCAACGATTACGGCGACGACATCAGCAAGATCGCCGGCGTTTACTCGCCTTTCGCCAGGACGCAACCGATGATTTACACCCGCCTGAACACCTACAAGATAGTCCCGGCCAGCACCGATACAGGTTTGGCCGTTGACCTTCAGGCGGCAGCGCCGCCCCTCGGAGTTCTGTCAATAACTGTACGCGGAACGCAGCAGGAGGAAGACAGACAGAGCAGTAACCCCGGCTTGTTGCCCCCTGATATGGATGCAAATGGCTGTGCTAGCTGGCCGCCTGGAGGCGATTTTGAGGGGATGACGTGCCGGGAACGGCGGGCCTTCAACGAATACCTGATAGCAGAAGTGAAAAAAACACGAAGTAAGCAGCCTGCGGCACGCCAGCCTGTTGGAAAACTGGCGCTGAACGTCGAGGAGATAACCGATTTCGCGGCCTCGATCGGCCTGGCGCTTACCGAGCTGGAAGCGAAAAAGCTTGCCAGCGGTGATGAATTGTCGCTTAACGGCAAACGCTGGCGGGCCGGCGCCGATGGAGTCATCCGCGAGGCACCAGCCAGCTACGCGGAAAAACGCAGCGCTATTATGAGCCGGGTGTTTGAACTAAAAAAGCATCGAGCACAGCCATAAACGGCGATGTTGGCCGGTAGTCATAGACGCATTTATCTGCTCTGGCCATGTCGCGGCATAGACAAAAACAGCTGCGCTCCAGCACCGTCATTAACAACTATGAGGTACCAACAAATGGGATATTTCGGGAGCAAGGCATACTGTCGCCGATCATGGTCGGGTGCTGGACTGTCCCATGAGCCTGCTGGAAAACGTCCGCGTGATATTCTCCGGTTATCCTTCGCGGCTGTACAACAAACGGTTAACAGTCTGGCGCGCACGAGAGTTTTAGGCCATGACACGCGGTGGCGCGCGAACGGAGAAATCTGGATGAACTACCAGGAGGGGCGCGTATTCTCACGCGTTTGCTGGAAAAGACTACAACGATCGGTATTGCATTAAGCGTAACGTTGATCGCTAGCGCGCAAAGTCCGCATCTCTTCCGCCCACTGAAAGATTGGCGATCATGGTTACGTTGAATGAAGTTGGCGAGGAAGGGTGATAAGAAAATGCCCCGTTTCCGGGGCATTATTTTACTTACTCAAGTGTAAGTTGTTCAGGACTGCATCTGTACAGAGTGGCTAGCCGTTCAATATTGTCTTTGCGTGGACGCTCAGACTTCTCGAACTCGGACACTGTAGATTGCTTTATGCCTAATGCTTCAGCAACTTGCTTTTGCGTTAAGCCTCTGTAGATACGCCATGCAGCTTGCATGGTGCAGCCCTTCTCAGCAAGTATGTTGATAACGTCGTTTGGGTATCGAACGTCATCTGATGTGCCGGTTTCGTTTTGAACAGGCTCGTATAACTCTGCGATATCGCTATCTTGAGTTAGTTTCTCGAACAGTTCAATCGGCACTACCGCAGAGATTCTTTTACCTCTACTGTCAGTGATAAATTGAATGTTAGCCATACTCTTAATTCCTAGATTAGGTCACTGATAGACTTTAACTTTATCTAAATGAATTAGAGATTTGTCTACTCGCAAATGGGCTATTAGCATTGGTTATCATTAAATACTCCTTATGGGTTGATATTAGTTTATTTACCATTTGAGCTTAAAGTGGGGCGGGGAAGCCCCCGCCTCGCTTTAATATGTTGTGGACGTCCGGCGCAAAACGCGCTGAATCTCAATGACTAACGTTTCCCCATTGATGAACTCAAAGAGGACTCGATAGTCTTTGACCCTCAGTCGATACACCCCTTTCTGGTCCGTAAGCTTTTTTACATCAAGCCCCGTTAAGTCCGGGTAAGACTTCATAGCGTTTACTTTTGCGCTAACAGTCTTTTTGTCGTTTGAGGGCAGTGAGCGTAAGTCCTTAGCGGCCTTACCGGTCCATTGGATATTTGTCATAGTGACAAGCCTCAAAGGTAAATTTTTAAAGAACACGTCCCAGATGGGACTGTTAGAAATATAGGGTGAAAACCCTATATTGTCAACATACCCCTATATAAATCCCTATATTATTTTTTTCTCTCTCAACGTGAAGTGCTGAAAGATGACGCACAAATTTGCACAATTTTTGAAACGATGTTTTTGCTACGCAGCGCCAGCACTGGCGGGCCTTGGGGCGACCAGCACAAAGTGCACAAAAATAGGTCGGTTTAGCGCGCAGGCGAGGCGGGGGAGTAAGCGCGCGCTTTGGGGTATGGGAAGGGGGGCGTGTGTTGCCTGAATGGGCCTCTGTGAGGCTCTCGCCGTCATGGTGCTAATGAGGTGATGAGCAGGCGTACGCGCCAGCGGCCGGCATAGCGCGGCTGGCGGTGGGGGAGTGGTTCGAAGTGATGGGCGTGGCGCGTGATGGGCTACTTGTCGGGGGATGGCCGCCATAGACAGCGGCGGCCGTGCTGCAGCTCCGGGGCTACTCTACATCGAGCAGTGCATACGGGTTGAAGCGGATCACCTCCTCCCCCATCCAGTCGTTGACATGCTTCATGGCTTCCATGATGGGCGTCAGCTCGTTGATGGCGAACACCCGCGCCGCCTTCTCCACGTCGCCGAAGGTGCCGTTACCTTCCGGCATGGCGCCCATCAGCTGCGGCGGCACGCGGTGCGCGGCGAGGATATCGTCGCGCGTGGCGGACTTGACGCCCAGGAATTCATCCTTGGCCGAGATCTGGCTGAACGGCAGGATCTGCACCGAGTCCTTACCGCCGTTCGGCGCGTGCAGCAGGATGTTTTTGAATGCCCCGCCGCGGCGCGTGTCGGTCAGCGTCTTCTTGAGCTTGTCGAGGCTCTCCTGATCGGCGATGGCGCTGTTGACGTAGACGATGCAGCCGGCATGGCTGCCGTTGTCGTAGTACAGCTTGCGGAACGTGTCGGCCGAGTGCGAAAGGTTCGCGGACAGCAGGCCCGCGAAGTATTCCGGCATGCCGTAGATCTCCTGGTGAATGTCCGGGTTGATCACATGGCAGACGGCGCCGGTAGGAAACTGATAATCATCAAACCCCGCCTGGATAAACCAGTAGGTATCCAGATCAGACCCGCGGCGGGTGTACTTCGCCAGTGTGTGGTGCAGTGCCAGCGGCCCGCCTAACACGTTGCGGCGCAGCTCCAGATAGGCATTGCCGAACACCACCCAATCCATGGCGAAGGCCGAGAACGCCTGGCGCGACAGCAGCTTGTGCGGGATGAAACAACCGGCCAGCACGTTACGCTTGAATATCAGCGCCGACTGGTGCCAGCTGGCGTGGCCGAACTGGCGAGCCAGCCCGTACCAGCTGATCGGTGTGTCGTAGTAACGGCCGTTGTCGGCACAGTACATCGAGTCGAGCAGGTCATAGGACGAGCTGACCGGCCAGGGGCCGTCGAAGGAGAAGGTACTCAGGCCAGGGAGTTTTTGCAGCTCGGTCGCCAGATCAAGCTGTGTGTCTGCGGCGGGCTGCTGGCGCTGCCGCGCTGTTTTTCGTTTGCTCACGTTAATACTCCATAACCGTCATAGTGCTGCCGCCATCTTGTCCCAGCGGCTCGTTGATAATGGCCAGCATCGTCGCCCAGGCAAGGTCGCCATGGCTGACGCCGCGGCTGCGGTCAGTGTCATAGGTGATAACCCCGCCAGGCGTTACCACTTTACGCACCGCGCTGAATGCAGTGATCAGGTCACGCTCCCCGCGGTCGAACTCCCAGCGACCGCCGCGAACCAGCTGCTGCATCTTCAATACCAGCATGCGCTTGCTGGCCGGGTTGAACTGGTAGCAGACCGCCGCCGGGAACTTCTTCTTCACCAACTGCCAGACCGCCTCACCAATCCCCTGCCCGTCAATGCCGACATGCTGTACGTTGTAGCGATCCAGCATGCCAATGATCAGATTGGCCTGCGCCTCGAACTCCATGCCGCGGATGCGCTGCGTCTCGATTGTGCGGAACTTGCCGCCGGCGACCAGCGGCACGGCGTTGACGGAGATCGCCCCGCTGTCACCCTTCCCGCTGGCGCCGTTCGGGTCATAACCTATCCAGACCGGCCGATCGGCCAGTGGCCGCATGGCGTAGGGTTTCCAGTCGAGCCAGTCGTCATAACCATCGGCGCCGCAGGTCAGCAGCATGTTGTAGTCAAAGGCCGATTCGCCGTTGCGGATAAACTGGCAGCCATAGAGGTTGTCATATTCCTCCGGGCTGTTCTCGTCACGGATTTCATCGATATCGGTCAAATCCCAGCCGTGATCGATGGCGTCCTGCAACGTGACAATCTGGCGCCAGATCTTGTCCGGGCACATCAGCCCACTGTTCAGCGTCTTCCAGGACGTGTCGAACTCCACGCGGCTACTGCTGGCGCGCCCCTTGTTGAACGCCTCCCCTGTCCAAAACGGGTACGCTTCATGACTTTCCGCCGATGGTGTGGAGAAGTAGGTGCGCGTAAGCCCTTTCAACGTCGCCATCGCGCCGGCCACCTTCTTCAGGTTCGCGAACTGACCCACCCAGAAAAACTCGTCAAAGAACAGGTTGCCGGTGTAGGACTGCGCCGTCGCTGCAGACGTGCCAAGGAAGTGCAGCTCCGCGCCGTTGAACAGCTGGATCATGTCGCCGCCTTTCAGCTCGACGTCGACCTCCGCCGCTGCCGAACGAATGAAGCTGCGGAACTGGTACGCCTGCCGGCGGCTGGCCGACAGAAAGATCTGGTTGAGCTGGTGCTTGTACTTCACATCATCAGATAACGCGCGGATCAGCGCCTCGCGCGCAAAATACCAGGTCGCCCCCACCTGGCGACTCTTCAGGATCATCCGGTTGCGGTGGGGGTGATTGTCATACCAGCCTTGCTGGTGCCAGTGCAGCGATCCAAGGATGTTCTGCCGCAGCTGCGCGATCTGCGATTCAGAGAAAAAGTTTTGCTTCTTGCGCACCTTCTTTTTCGGCTGGGTGGCCGGCGTGCCGTTGTCCAGCTTCTTTAGCTGGCGCGTCAGCAGGTCGATTTCCTTGAAGTCGCCGCCGCTCTTCTTGTCCTTGCCGGCCAGCTGCACCAGGCGCGCATCAATCGAGGTGGTGACGCGCTGGATCGGTGGCGTTTCGTCCCATTCGTCGCGCTTCTTCCAGGCGTAAACCGTGTTCTGGTTGATACCCATCAGGCGCGCGATTTCCGCCGGCGGGTAGCCCTGCCAGTAAAGCTGTCGTGCGCGGTGCCTAGTGAATGTTTCCTGAACCGTCATTGTCTCCCCCATGTCCTGCCGGGGAGGTTAACCCGCGCGCGCGGGGACTTTCTCGCGGTGCCGGCTGTCGCCGTTCTCCGACAACAACAACGCGTTGAGACAGGGCCGGACGCCCTGCCATCATCACCGGGAACTCAACAGAATCGTGAGCAAGCAGACATGGCAAGCACAACGAGCACCCGTAAGAAATTCCGCGTTATGACCTCCGGCGTCACTATCGACGGCCGTCAAGTCACCCGCGATCAGATCCATGCGATGGCGGCGTCGTATAACCCATCGCTCTATGGCGCCCGCGTCAATATCGAGCACTACCTTTCTCCGTTCCCAGACAGCGAGTTTTGCGCAATGGGGGATGTTGCAGCCCTATCCGCCGAAGACATTTCCGAAGGGCCGTTAGCAGGGGAAGCATCTTTGTTCGCTGAGATCGAACCCACGGCACGAATGAGGGCCATGACCGACGACGGTAAGAAAATCTTTTCCAGCGTCGAGATCCATCCCAAATTCCCGACGACAAACGGCCCGTATCTGGTCGGTCTGGCGATGACCGACACCCCGGCCAGTCTGGGCACTGACAAGCTGAAATTCACCGCCGAGAAACGCGGGGAGATCATGCGATTCAGTGCTGCGGATGCTGAAACGACGATGTTCACTACCGCTTTCGAAGCTGAGTTGATGCAGGCAGACCAGTCGCGCTCAACCAGCGGCAACGAGTGGTTCTCCCGCGTCATGGGCATCCTCGGCAAGGGCAAGAAAACCGACGATGAACGTTTCAGCCAGGTGCATCAGGCGGTAGAGGCCGTGGCGCAGTCGCAGGCCGATTTGACCGACCAGTTCAGCGCCACCGCGCAGGAAAGCGCCAGCAACAAGCAGGCCATCGCGAAGTTGACCGCTGACCTGGCTGCGATGCAGCAGAAGGTTGTAACCACGGACGGTAACTTCAGCCGTCGCCCGCCGGCCGGCGGTGGTGGCAACGCGCAGTTGGCTGATTACTAAGTCAGCGTCTGATCGATATTCACTACAAGAGAAACGAACATGGAAAATATTACCCGCGAGCTGTTCGACCAGTACATCAGCCGGCAGGCCCAGCTAAACCGCGTATCGCCGGCCGCCGTCGCGGCAAAATTCGCTGTTGACCCAACGGTGCAGCAGAAGCTGGAAGCCGCCGCGCAGGAAAGCGACTCTTTCCTGAGCAAGATTAACGTCTTCGGCGTGACCCAACAGATCGGCCAGAAAGTGCTGATCGGCAGCAAAGGCCCGCTGGCCGGTGTGAACAACAGCACCACCACACGCCGCAACCCGGCCGATAATAGCAAAATGGAGCCGTACGACTACATGTGCCGCAAGGTCAACTACGACTACGGCATCAGTTATGAGCAGTTGGACGCCTGGGCGCATCAGCCTAACTTCCAACCGCTGATCAGCAGCGCAATGGCGCGCCAAATGTCGCTTGACCGCATCATGATCGGTTTCAACGGCACCAGCTACGCCGATCCGTCCAACCGCGCCGCCAACCCGCTGCTGCAGGACTGCGGCATCGGCTTCCTTGAGAAAATCCGTAAGGAAGCGCCACACCGCGTTATTTCAAATATCACGGTCACCTCGCGGGATGAAGACAACAAGATCATCACCAAAGGCACCTACGGCAACGTATCGGCTGCAGTGTATGACGCCAAAAACAGCCTGATGGACGAATGGCACAAGCGTAACCCGGATAACGTGGTGATCTTGGCCGGCGATCTGCTGACAACCAGCAATTTCCCGGCAATCAACGCCATGAGCCAGACCAATCCGAACACCGAAATGTTGGCCGGTCAGCTGATTGTGGCGCAGGAGCGCGTCGGGAACATGCCGACCTTCATCGCGCCGTTCTTCCCGGTTAACGGCATCCTGATCACGCCGTTTAAGAACCTGTCGATTTACTACCAGCGCGGCGGCCTGCGTCGCACCATCAAGGAAGAGCCGGAGTACAACCGCGTCGCGACCTACCAGTCATCGAACGATGACTTCGTGGTCGAGGACTACGGCAACATTGCCTTTATCGACGGCATCACCTTCGCAAAGCCTGAGAACGGCGGTTAATCACCCGGGCGGGCACCTGCCCGCCCCCTTTCGGGGACAGGACAATGCTGACACCGGCACAACGACATTTTCAGCGCGTGATGGCGGAGCGCCACGGTAAGACCGAGGAGTTCACAGAAGCCACCCGCACCGCACATGAACAAATTCTTCACCGCTTGCGCATGGATCAGAGTGCACTCAGACGCGTGCAGTCCGACCAGGCGAAAGCGGAGATGAAAAAGCAGCTGTTGCCGCAGTACGACGGCTGGATCGAAGGCACGCTCGACGGCAACAGCGGCCGGCAGGACGAGGTCATCGTCACCCTGATGATCTGGGCGATTGACGCCGGCGATTATCCGCTCGCGGTGCGTATCGGCCGCTATGTCATCGAGCACAACCTCGCTATGCCTGACCAGTTCCGCCGCACGGCAGCGACGGCCCTCGTGGAAGAGCTTTGCGATCCCATTCTGGTGCAGGTCAAGGCCGACGAGAGTACCGATTTGACCGCACACCTGCAGGTGCTGGACGAGCTCGCGCAAATCGTCGATGGCAAGGATATGCCTGACGTCGTGCTCGCCAAGCTGTTCAAGGTGCGCGGCTTTGCCTTGCGCGGTGGCGATGATGCCGCCCAGGCGAAGGCGCTGGAACTGCTGCGCCAGGCGCTGAAACTGGACGCCAACGCCGGCGTGAAAAAAGCGATCGAGAGCCTGGCACGCCAGGTCAAGAAAGCCGGCCAGAACACCGGCGGCGCCGGCGATAACGATACCGACACCTCCGGCGCAGCGACAACGACCGACGCTGCAGCAGCATCAAAAACGACTGTACCGGCCACCCAGCGCCGGCAGCGCAGCAGCACCGCGCGTAAGCCATCAGCCGCTAAAAAAACTGCCGGCAAGGCCGCCGGTAAGAAAGCCAAACAGGACGCCACCGAATAAAACGACTTGCGCCCCGTGCGCTGGCGGCGCGGGCGGAGATCTGCAGCGCTTCGCGTGTGCTTTTCCCCGCCCGCTCACCGCCACCTTTTGAGGAGATTCGGCCATGAGCCTTGTTGCCGGGCGTACCGTCATCCCCGCCGCTGACGATGTGCCAGATACCGACGATGGCGGCGAGACCATCACCACCGGCCCCTTCTGGCCTGCGATTGCGCTCAAAGATGTGCGCCTTGAGATGCACATCACCGGCGCGGTGACCACCACCCGCTTAAAGCAGGCCGCGATTGAAGCGACAGGCCATGTGATCGACCAGCTGACGGGCTGGCAAGAAAACAAGTTAAAAGCCGGCTTCGCGTCGCTGGAGACCGTGCCAGCCCGTCAAATCAATGACGTGAGCGTGAAGATCCACCGCTACCGCCGCGCGGTATTCAGCATCACCCGTGCGCTGCTGATCGAAAACTATCGCGACGTCGACACCACCGGCGACGCCGGCGAGAAACGCGCCGCCGGGTTGACGGTACAGGCGGCAGATCTGTGGCGGGATGCTCGCTGGGCTATCGCCGACATTCGCGACGAAGTACGCAATTTTGCGGAGGCATTTTAGTGAAGGTGCAAGCAATGCAAGGCGACACGCTGGATCTTCTGTGCCAGCGACACTACGGCACCACGCAAGGCGTGACCGCAATCGTGTTGGCCGCCAATCCTGGGATCGCCGACCAGATATTTTTGACTGCCGGCCAGGTGGTCGAGCTGCCGGAAATCGAACGTTCAACCCAACAGGAGACGGTGCAGCTATGGACGTAATCGACCGCCTCTGGAGCTGGGTGATGTACTCCTATTCCACCGTGCTGATGGGCATCGGCATGATGACGCAGCGCGAATGGCTGGCGACCGGCGGGCTGGTGATCGGCCTTATCGTCGCAGCGCTGGGCGAAATCCATCGCCGCCGGGTGGCGCGCAGCCAGGCGACCACCAACGCCCTGCTGGCGCAGCTGGCTGACGCGGTGCGCAGCGATGCCGAGAACCGGCAGGATGTGAAGGCGCTTATCAGCGAGCTGAAAGGGGGCCACCGGTGAGACGAAAAAGCGTTATAGCCTGCAGCGTGGCTGCCATTGTGGCGCTGGCCGGTGCCCTGTGGCCCGAGAAGGTGCGCACCAGCCAGGCGGCACAGTTGAAAATGGCGAAGTATGAGGACTGCCGCAAGACGCCCTACTACTGCCCCGCCGGCGTGCTGACCATCGGCATGGGCTCAACGACCCGCGTCGAGGATCGGCAGTACTCGGAAACGGAGATCGCCGAGCGTTGGGTAAACGACCTAGTACGCGCGGAAAAGTGTATCAACAGCAACTTTAACGGCGCCGCCGCCCCGCAATTCGTGTTTGTGTAGTAGGTGTTCTTGATGGCATAGGTGTGGTTGGTGTCATCGCCCTGCTTGGCCTCACCCGGATCGATTTCGGTGATGCGGCCGCGCATTTCCACTTCCATCAGCGAACTGGTGCCGCCGCTGTAGATTTCACCGACGAAGCGCAGGCGCATTTCGTCAATATCGCCGCCATATTTGAGGATCAGCTCTTCAACGACGCCGCCGACCACCATCGACGCATCCAGCGCGCCGCCGTCAAGGCCAAGGTCTACCGCTACGGCGCCTTGCATGCCACCGCCCTGATAGTCCTCCGTCTTGCGGGTGACTTTTGGCAAGGTGACGCTGGGGATCTTGCCGATGTGGTTGGTGCCGTCCACATACAGTGTGAACAGCCGGAGCTTTTTAGGGATAGCCACTTATGCCCCTCCCAGCGACGCGAAGGCCGCTTCGTAGTATTGATCGGTGAAGGTCTGGATCATGGTCAGATCTTCGAGTGGCGGCACCGGGCTGTAGTTGTAACGCACCACAACTTTGCCCTGCCGAATGCCGGTTGTCGGGTTATCGACGATATCGAACCAGCACGCGGCGCCAATCAGTCGACCCGCAGTGACCAGCCCCTGCAGCTTGGCATTGATACCGCTGACCACATCCTTGACGTTTGCCGGCGTAAGCGGACTGTCTACCGTGGTAAATTGCGCCTCCGCGATGGTGTCCGCCAGTATCTGCGCGGTACGGGTGTACACCTCGAAGATGTACTCGTCTTTGTCCGTGGTGCGGTTGCCCCAGAAGCGGAAGCCATCACGCTTAATCAGCGTGGTAACTTCGTTGGCGTTCAGCTCGTTGGCGTCGGAGTCTTCCGCCTGCAGCGCCCAAAACACATCTTTGGTGATGCCGAGCACGTTGCTAACCGCCACGTTTGACAGCGACTTATGCCAGCCCTGCTCGTTATCGATCTTCGCACGCATCCCCAGCGCATACGCCACCGCCGGGAACTCTTCGTTCTTGCCACTCTCCGGGTTATAGGCGATGAAATTCGGCCAAATCAGCATGCCCTCACGCTCAGCAAACTGCTGGCGATAGGTTTTTGCCTCGGCAATGGTCTCGCAGCCGTCGCAATAGCTGTAGGAAAACGCCCGCAGCTGCTTGGCAATCACCCGCAGCTGTGCGGTGACTTCCTGCGTGTCGTACATCGGCACGCCAAGAATGCGCGGCCGGTAGCCGACTTTCTGCTCGGCGGTCAAAAGCGCGAACATGCCGGTATAGCTGCCGTCCGCCTGGAAGCCGCCGATAATCAGCTGCGACTGCGTTTTTGCGCCGTCTTCCGTGCCGGCTGCCGCTACACGTACCACGATCACGCGGGTGCTGACCTGGTCGGAAATGGCCTTCAGGGATTTATAGAGCGAGCCGGTTTTACCGGCCTTGCCGAGTACGCTGATTACTCGCGTGATCAGCACCGGTGTGTCTAACGGGAAGGTGGTTGCGTCAGCATCATCCGCTACCGCGACCAGACCAATGACCGTTGAGTCAACGTCATTGATCGCGGTCTGCAGGTCGGTGTTTTCCTTGACGCGCGCACCATGGAAGAAATTGTCGGTCATACTGTACCGCCATCATGCTTGTGAGTTCGTGGTGATATTCGCCGAAAAACGCCGGCGCAACACGCGGCGCTGGTTGTCATCCGCCGGCGACAACAACGCGCGGTTTTCCCCGTCGCGCGCGCATGAAACCATCAGCGCAAAGGGGGAGCCATGGCACTGAATACTGACGCGATCAACAAGGCCAAATCACTGCTGGGTGGCGGCGCCAGCACGTTCAACGATTACCAGGCTGAGCTGTCGCGCGTGCCGGCGTTCAGCGTGCTGCTTGGCGGCAAGGAGCTGACCAGGCTGGATGAACGAGTCTTGTCGCTGGAGATGACCGACAACCGCGGCTTTGAGGCTGACGAGCTGACGATCACCGTGGACGATACTGACGGCCAGCTGCAGCTGCCGCCGCGCGGCGCTGAAGTGTCCGCGTCGATGGGCTGGCACGGTGAAGCGCTGGTTTACAAAGGCATTTTTATCGTCGATGAAGTGGCGCACGCCGGGCCGCCTGATACGCTGACGATCACCGCCAGAAGTGCCGATTTTCGCGACGAGTTCAACGTCAAGCGCGAAGTGTCCTGGCATGACGTCACCGTAGAACGAGTGGTGTCAGCGATCGCCCGGCGCTACAACCTGAAAGCCATCATCTCGCAGCAGCTCATGGAGGTGGAGATTGACCACGCCGACCAGACGCAAGAAAGCGATATGTCTTTCCTGACGCGCATGGCCGAAATGCTGGGCGCCATTGCCACGGTGAAAAATGGCAGTCTGCTGTTCATCCTGCCCGGTGGCGGCGTCAGCGCCAACGGCAAGGCGCTGCCCTCCTTCGCCATCACCCGCAGCAGCGGTGATCGTCACGCCTTCCGCATTGCCGATCGTGATGCCTATACCGGCGTGCGCGCGTACTGGCTCGATCTGGAGTTCGGGAAAAAGAAAAAGGTCACGGTGAAGGCCCGCAAGCTGGCGAAAAAGAAAGTGCACCGCAGCAGCAGCCGCGAGGGTGATTACATCGAGGGGGCCGACGGTAACGTCTATGTCCTGCGCAAAACCTACAATAACGAAACGGCCGCCAAACGGGCCGCGGCCGCAAAATGGCAACAGCTGAAACGCGGCGCAGCTGAATTTACCCTTACCCTGGCCTACGGCCGCGCCGATTTATACCCGGAGCAGCACGGCACGGTATCGGGATTTAAAACGGATATTGATAATCAGGATTGGATAATCGCCAGGGCGAGCCATTCGATCGACGGGAACGGCTTTACCACGCGGCTGGAACTGGAGGCTAAAATACCTGAATGGATTGCAGAAAGTGAGAAGTGACGGCCATAATAACGGGGAGTTCAACTCCCGCCATGGGAGGCCATCATGTTTGTTTGCCCGATCTGCGGTGCTATGGCCCGCACCCGCACCAGTCGCCGTCTCAGTGAAATGACGATACGCCAATATCATCAGTGTCAGAATTTCGAATGCAGTATCACGTTCACGACGCTAAATAGCGTTGAAAAGCTGGTAACAAAACGCGGCCCGCGCGAAGAATTACCGCCCGACTTTATCCCGCAAGACGCCTTCCCTACTTCCCACTATGGGCGTGATCAGCTCAACCTGTCACTGTGAACCGGCCCCGCCTTTGAGCGGGGTTTTTTATCATCTGTTTTCATAGAGATGCCAGACACAGAGCAAATCAGATGGGTAAAAATATGGTCACTAAAAATATAAAACTTATATTTTTCAACAAAATAAACAATAAAAAAGGGAGGCTTTCGCCTCCCTCGATAACTCCCCTGCCTGAATCAATGATTACGGATGTATTCGTCCATATCGGTTTTCAGGTTGTCGGACTTGGTGCCGAAGATGGCCTGCACGCCGGAGCCAGCGACGACTACACCGGCTGCGCCCAGTTTCTTCAGGCCCGCCTGGTCGACTTTGGACACGTCGGCCACGCTGACGCGCAGACGGGTGATACAAGCATCCAGGTTAGTGATGTTTTCTTTACCGCCGAAGGCCTGAACCAGCGCGGCGGACATTTCGGAACCGCCCTGCGCAGTCTGCTCGGCAGCGGTGTCTTCACGGCCCGGCGTTTTCAGATCCAGCTTGGCGATCAGCACGCGGAAGATGGTGTAGTACACCAGACCGTAGACGATACCGACGATTGGGAACAGCCAGATTTTGCTGCTGTTGCCGCTCAGTACGATAAAGTCGATCAGGCCGTGCGAGAAGCTGGTGCCGTCACGCATGCCCAACAGGATGCAGATTGGGAACGCCAGGCCGGCCAGGATAGCGTGGATCACGTACAGGATCGGCGCGACGAACATGAAGGAGAACTCGATCGGCTCGGTGATACCGGTCAGGAACGAGGTCAGCGCGGCGGAGATCATGATGCCGCCGACTTTCG